GAAGATAATGAAATCTATTTGTTAGATTAATGGTGCTAAATAAAGATATATTTGCTTAATAATAGTGCCTGTCCAACGCATAAGTAGGTCATTTAAAGATATAAGTATGTCTTTTAAGGTTAATCCGTTAACTGATGATCTTATTGCGATTAAAAATCAGACTGCTATAGCTCGTTCTCTTCGCAATCTAGTGCTTACTTCACCTGGAGAACGATTTTTCAATAATGGTCTAGGTTCCAGAGTAAATCAATTACTCTTTGAGAATATGGATGACATTACTGGAGCATCCATAAAGAGTGAAATTGAAAATACAATCAAAAATTATGAACCTAGAGTGAAGTTGTTAAAAACAAGAGTGTCTCCTAATCCAGACTCCTATGAATTTGATGTTATTATCACTTATCAAATAATTGGAATAGACGCACAAGCACAACAGTTATCCTTTGCATTACAGCCAACAAGATAATGCCCCTAGTTAATTTCGCTAATCTGGATTTTGACCAGATAAAAGTATCAATTAAAGATTATCTTCGATCTAATTCTAATTTTACGGATTATGATTTTGAAGGATCTAACCTGTCAACTATAATTGATGTTCTTGCATATAATACATACATTACTTCATACAATGCCAACATGGTATCAAATGAAGTTTTTATCGATAGTGCAACATTAAGAGAGAATGTTGTATCATTAGCACGTAATATAGGTTATACTCCTTTTTCCAAAAAAGCATCAATAGCTAATATTTCTTTCTTTATCGATACTTCCTCTTATGCAGATAAACCTCAAACTATAACTTTAAATAAAGGAATAGTGGCATCTTCTAATAGTTTTTCTAATGAAAGTTTTACATTTGCCCTTTTAGATGATATTACCGTTCCTGTATCAGATAATGAGGCATCTTTTGATAATGTTGCCATTTATGAGGGGATTTATCTTACACGATCATTTACAGTAAATTCATTTGATCCAAACCAGAGATTTATACTGGATAATAGTGGTATTGACCTTTCTACACTAAGAGTTGTTGTTAAACCATCGCAATCTTCTACTGTTAGACGTAAATATATACAATCTGAAAGTCTATTTGATGTAAAAAGTGAGTCACCCATTTATTTTGTGCAAGAAGTAGAAGGTGAAAGGTATGAATTGATATTTGGAGACGGAATTTTTGGTAAAAAGTTAGAAGCACCTAGCTTTATCGAAGTTTCTTATCTTGTAACGAATGGGGAACTTGCAAATGGTATTAATAATTTTAATTTTAGTGGAAAATTAACATCTTCAAGAGACGATATTACTATTAGCACTGGAATTTCTCTAGTTACCACAACTTCTAGCAGTTCTTTAGGTAAAAGTATAGAATCTGTTGAATCAATTAAGAAATATGCCCCTAGAATTTACGCATCCCAGAAAAGAGCCGTAACAACTTCTGATTTTGAAGCAATTATTCCTTCATTATACACAGAAACTGATTCGGTTAGTGCTTTTGGTGGAGAAACTTTGAATCCACCACAATATGGAAGGGTTTTTGTAAGTATTAAACCAACAAATGGTCCCTATTTGTCTGATCAGATCAAAAATAACCTAAAAAGAGAACTTAAAAAGTATTCTGTTTCTGGAATAGATGTAGAAATCACCGATTTGAAGTTTTTATATATTGAATTAAACATAACTGCTTATTATAATGCTAATTTAATCTCTTCATCTGCTGATCTCGTCAGTCGCATCTCTGAGAATCTAAGAAAATATGCGAAATCGGCAGAAATGAACACATTTGGGGCGAGATTTAAGTATAGTAAACTCCTATGTGTTGTTGATAATAGTAGTGATTCTATAACTTCTAATATTACGACAGTTAGTGTAAGAAGAGATCTCAGAGTATCGTTAAATAGTTTGGCAGAATATGAAATTTGTTTTGGAAATTGCATCTTTGCTAAGAGTTGTGATGGATTTAATATTAAATCTTCAGGATTTAATGTAAATGGAATTGCAGGTGTAGTCTATTTGACTGATAAACCTGATTCTACATCTACATCCACTGGTGAAATGATGCTTTTCCAATTAGAATCCTCTAATCAAGCTAAGATTATTAAAAAATCAATCGGAACTATTGATTATGAAAGAGGAGAAATTAAACTTTCACCCATTAATATAACTAATACACTTGTTAATAAAGGATTCCCTCTTATTGAAATGTCTGCTTCTCCTTGTTCTAATGATGTATTAGGTCTTCATGACCTTTATGTGCAATTAGATCTTACTAATACGGCTATCACCGCTATTTCTGATTCTATTGATATGGATTCAGCGGCTTCTAGTTACGCAAATGGTAGTTTGGTTCGTGGAAAACAAGAAATTCCAGGATCTACAACATGCGACTAAATTCTCATTCTATCAACTAATATTAATATCTTAAGATGATATCAACAGATCTACAAAGAGTACAGATTCAAAGTATAGTTGAGAATCAACTCCCTTCTTTTGTACAGGAGGATTTTCCTTTATTGGGGGAATTTCTTAAAGAGTATTATGCTTCGCAAGAACATCCTGGAGCATCTGCTGATGTAATTCAGAATATTGATGAATATTTAAAATTAGAGTCGTTAACTAATAATTCTCAAAAGACAGAATTAGGAAGTGCTGTTGGTTATAGTGATACTACGATTACACTTACTTTCGATATCAATAATAGTATTTTTGGAACATATGAGTTCCCTGAGAGAGATGGTTTGATACAAATTGATAATGAGATAATATTATATAAGGAAAAAACCAATACTACTTTCACGGGATGTGTTAGAGGTTTTAGTGGTGTTACTTCATATGGTACACATGATCAATTAACATTTTCTCAGTCAGATATCAATCCTCATGCAAAAGGAAGTAAAGTTACTAATTTAAGTGCTTTACTCTTTAATAGATTTTTATTAAAACTCAAAAATCAAATTTCACCAGGTTTTGAAGACAGAACTTTAGATGCTGATCTTAATCAAAGATTGTTTATTTCAAGATCAAAAGATTTTTATGAAACAAAAGGTACTGATGAATCCTATAATATTCTTTTTGGTGCATTATATGGGGAAAAAGTAGATGTAATAAAACCAAGAGAATTTCTTTTTAGACCTTCGGATGCGGAATATAAGGTAACTAAAGATTTAGTAGTAGAATCTATTGAAGGAGATCCTCTTGATTTATTAAACAGTACTCTTTATCAGGATTCTGGTCATTTTGGAGGAGGGTATTGTATAGAAGAAGCCTATGCTCCGATTAGTGGAGTAGAGAAAATCTCTATCGGTAGTTCTGATTTTTATAAATTGAATCTTGATTATGGTTATGCCAAAGATGTTCCTCTTAAAGGAAGTGTTTATGGAGAATTTATAGTTCATCCAAATACAAAAGTAATAACAGAAGTATCAATAGGTTCAAGTGTAATAGATGTAGATTCTACTATAGGGTTTCCTGAAGCAGGAGAATTATATACAATCTATGGAACAGGTGCTACGGGAATACTAACTTATAGATCTAAATCTTTAAATCAATTTTTTGGTGTTGGTTTAGCGAATACTACAACAATTGGTCTTACTACTAGTATTAATTCAAAAGAGAATATTAGATTAGATACGGATGTTTATGGATATGTTGGATTAGGGGTTACTACTAAAGTTTCTATGAGGGTTACAGGAGTTTTAGAAAACTTAGAAATTCCTCAAGATACCTATGATTTTGATAATAATGATACAGTTTCTATCAAATCTCTTGGAATAACTACTGCGAGTCCTAAAACTGAGAACTGGTTTTATAACGTTGCTACAAAATATGATGTAGAATCTATAACTCTAGTCGATGCTTCTGATTTTACATATACTCTCGTCACTTATGCAGAAAATAACTTTAGATTGGGTGATCAAGTTATTGTTATTGACTCTTTGGGTAATACTAAAGATTCCACTGTAAGTGAAGTTATAAGTGATTATAGTTTTTCTATCAAAGGACAAGGAAATATTGCATCTGCGAAATATACAGTTGAGAGAAAGATATTAAGAGCCAAAGTAAAAGCATCTTTAACAGACTATTCTTATATTGATAATTATTTTGCTAATGTCCAAAATACTTACGTAAAATTCAATCAAGATCTTTTAGTAGCATCTTCCTCTATTCCAAATTATCATAATTCTCCTTTAGATTTTTATGATAGAAAGATTACCTTGAATGGGGAGTATAGTGGTGCTGAATTTACAATTTTAGATGTAAATGATCATGGTTATTGGACAGGGGATGCAGTTTACTATAGCCCTTATGAGATAGAGAGCAAAGATTTTCTTGGAAATGTTACTAAGGTGGTTAGTAAATTTCCTGAGATGGATGAAGGCGTTTTCTTCGTCAATAGATTGAATAAAAACCAATTTCAACTTGCTACAAGTCCTGCTAATATTTCCAACAGTTCGTTTGTATCGGTTTCAGGAATTGTAACTTCCAACACTTTAGAATATCTTGATTTTCAGGATAAAGATGTTGATCATCAACTTTTATTAAAGGAAATAAAAAATCCTGTTAATGAAGATGGAGATTTTATCACGGGGCCAGGAGATAGAACAGGTATTCTTGTTAATGGGGTTGAGATATTAAACTATAAGTCAACTGAATCCGTTTATTATGGTAATATTAAAGGTATTGATATTACATCAGCAGGAACTGGATATGATGTTATAAATCCTCCCGTTTTACATATCTCCGATAATATTGGTTCAGGTGCAACAGGTATATGTGCAGTTGAGGGAGCTTTAATAGGAATTAATATTGAAGATCCAGGTTTTGATTATGTCTCTAACCCTACTATTACTATAAGTGGTGGTAATGGTAAAGGAGCAAGTGCTAGTGCTAATACTAGATTGGTAGAACATTCAGTTTCCTTTAATGCTACTGCAAATTCTGCTCGTGTTGACATAACTGATAGTACTATTGG